CTCGTCAAAGTTGGAGTTTGCCTCCACCGTGTCAAGGTAGGGCTGAATCTTCCGCAGGTAGCCTGCGTCCGTTCCTGTTGCGAGGATTATTTTGGCCATGGCTAAAATGTGATGACGAACTTATCGGGACCTGGCCATCCCTTGCAGGAGTTATAGACGGTCATGCCTTCACGCTTCCCTATCCAATGCTCGGCTTGCCAGCGGTGTTCCCGAACGGGTTCGCCCAGTTCACGGATGTGGCTTGACTTGGCCCACCAAAATGTCCCCGCAAAGTAGGGGTAGCCGTCGGGGTTGTTGTGGTCAGCGATTTGTGGGAACTCTTCCTTGGTCAGCCAGTAGGCTCCGACGGCATCCACATTGGCGAGTTCTGCGATGGCCCGTTCCCAAGCGACGATATTGAAGAACACCATGGACCTGCACCAAAGTTGGTTTATCAGGGATGGGTCGGAACTGCCCTTGGTGTGCCCGTAGAGGTAGGCGGCATCCTCGGTTTGGCTCGCTCGGTACATCTCGGTGAGGGTGGCTTGCTCCCAAGCATTGGTGCGGGTGACCACGACCTTAATCTTTGCCGCCACGAGCGAGTTGTCCAGTATCTCCTTGACCACCTTCCGCTGGTCGGGAGGGCCGACGATGCCGACACGGATTTCGTCCAGTTGTTCAATCAATCCGTAATTGCAAAGGGCCATCATGTGCTGGTGCATGATGAGTTGCCATTGCCCGCCTCCGCCGCAATAGATGTGGTAGTAGTGTACGAGTTTCATAATATGGAAACAATTGCAAAAATCAAGACCAATAAGAGGAAGAATCTGCCAAAAATCAAAAGCAAATCAATGATGGATTCAAGGTTCATGGGTTTAAAAATGGTCTCCAAATCCGTGTTGAGTAGCCACTAATTGAGGATTCTCAATGTAGCGACCAATCTCTTTGTGTGCTGCCTCAATGCTTACGAACGCAATACCCTTGCATCCAACATGGACGACGCATCCTCGGTCTAATGGTTGAATCCTAATCTCCCAGTTTTTAAGGACTTCAATCCTTCTGCGTTGCTCTCTTTGCTCCTTGCTTTCGCAGGGTTGTGTTGGCCCCTCTTCTAAACATTGTGACATTTCTTGGTCAGGCTCTAACGACGGCCTTGGTACATGAGCGTTAATCATTTTGTAGGGGTTTAAGTTGCCCCAAAGTTACACCACCAAGTACTTCCCCGAGTTACTGACGGCCAATTTGTTGAGGGCCACATATCGCAGGGCATCGCAGGCGTGGTTGTACGAATCAATCGGCACCCCCGTATCCTTGCCGTCCTTGTCTGTGGCCCAAGTGTAACTGCGGAGTTCTTTAATCAGGTTGGTGGAATCTTTTGTAACATGGAGGTTGAACCGCTTCACGATGTCAATACCCTGCCTGACCGAATCGGGTCCCTTGGATGCGGGCTTGATATTGAATCCGAGGCGGTAGATTTCCTCGATTGACTTCGGTTCTGCTGAATCCGCCACAATCTCCCAAGCCCTTGTGATGCCAAACTCTTTTAACCGCACCGCAATATCGGAGTTGGTCAGTCCACGGTGGTAGAGCAACTCATGAATAAACAAATCGTCACCCCTGCGGTACACGGCGACCAATGCGGTTGGGTCCGTGCTGAACCCCCAGTCAAGGCCGTAGGCGACGAATTTCATCGTGCTTGGGTCTATACCCTCAACAACCGTGTAATCCCCGTATATCGCCCCTTGGAGCGTCCCGACTTGGCCCAACCCGTACACCTTCCACCAGTTGGCCCAATAAGCCGAATGCTCCGCTTTGGCTCGGTTTAGTTCAATATCGTTCCGAATCGTATCAGGAAGGGCTTCGTTGTCTTGGTAGGTCAGGATGAGGAACTCGGCATCGGTTTCGGGCAAGACCTCGGTATGCGCCCAAAATTCGTGGGTGGGGTTGAAGTCGATGTATATCTCCTGCGAGGTACGGATGGCAAGTTGGTAGTAGGAATCGAAGTCGATATTGTTGGCCTCGTTGATGTAAAGGATTTGCCTCCTTGCACCTCGGAGCCGTGCTTCCGAATCAGCCGAAAAGAACTCAATCGTGGACCCGTTGGCGAAGTTGTACTGCAGGAGGGTCTTGTTCCAGCGGTCGGGAACCCACCTGTGGGTCCATTGCATAATCTTGGCGAAATCTTTGATGGCCCCCCGTCGTAGGTGAGGCACGGATTCGCTGACCACCGAAATCTCCGACTTGGGATGGCGGGCGGCGTGGTCAATGAGGACCGCCAATATTGCAAGTGTTTTTCCTCCCCCGCCCGTTAAAGCGGGGGCAAGCATCCAGCAGATGTCCCGCCCTGAATTACCTTCTTTCGGGCAGTCATCCGCCGTATTCGGCTGATTGCTGATGTGTACTTAAAGTCCATCGCCAAATAATGGTTGCTCAATGGTGACGGTGTTCTCCTGCTTTTCCACCAACCCGTTCAAACGCTGGGTGATGGAGGGGTTGTAGAACGAGAGCAGGCCCCCGATGATTTGGTCCTCTCGGATTTCTTCCCGAATCGCACGGCAGATAACCACGAAGTCGTCATAATAGCCGTCCTTGTTATCAAAATACTGCTGAGCATCCCCGTAATTATTGCGACAAAACCGCTTGAACCCTTCCAAGGTCAGCGGCACTTTGGCGGGGTCTTCCTTCTTTAACCCATCCTTCCCGACATACTGTACCCGCTTCCATTGTTCGCCTTGGACCTTCACATCCTCCTTGAAGGCGGCCCATGCTTTTTCAAGGTCTTCGGGGGTCTTGAATATCCTCGTTGGGTGCATCAGTATTCTATTTTGTCAATGAGTTCGTCAATCTTGTCCACGATTTTCATCTTAACGGCAAAGGCGTTGGGCGAGTTGGATTCCTCTACCGCCCCGATGCAGTCGCAGAGGGTCGTGATGACCATCATCAGCGAGTCCATGCGGGCTTGGACTTGGGCCTCATCGTTGGGGGCTTTAGTCGAGTTCGCCAAGTTCCCGTAGTTTATTTCGTGACCATCCGAGGGCCGCTTTGCCACCCCAAAGGAGGTAACTGATGTAACCGCAGTCACTGGAACTGTCAGCGTTGTCGTAGTAGGTTTCCGCACGGGATAGGTAGGAGTGCATCCGTTTAACCGTTTCAAGGGAAATCCCTTCCCCGTTGGCGAGTTGCTGCGCCCTGACCTTGCCCGTCTGCGTGGCGCACTTGTTGCCGTTCCTCTCGTTGAGTTCAATCCCCCGCTTGGCGTTATTGCGCACACCTTCGCCATAGTCGGCGTAGGTTTGGAACTGGTCACGGGTTGGGGTTGTTGAGGGCATGGGTAACGGTCTGCTGGTTGGCTTCGGCGAATTGGTCCGCTTGTGAGTAAATGTAGGATAGGGCCGATTTTACGCAGTCAGCGCACCACCAATTTGTGTTCGGTCTGCCGTGGGCGACGAGGATGGTCTGCAAATCGTGGACCGCTTCGGGGGAGAGCCGCATGAACAAGGCGGCCTGATATTGCTCCCAATAGTGGCGATGCTTGGTTGCAAGAATGAACTCGTCTTGGGTCATCGGTTCGTCAGTTGCAGGATGACAACGGTTAACCCCGCCGAGGCGAGGCCGTAAACGGGAGCGAGCACCCAACCGCAAGTGGACCATGTGAGCAGGACCGCCACCCAAAAAGTGAGGCAGGTGACGCAACTGAACGGCTTGTGCCTTCCCAGCCAAGTCGTGTACCACCATTGGGGGAGGACATGGTACTCGGCGATTGCGAGGGCGGTCAAACTACTTATCAGCAGGGGAAATATCAGCGTGTCCATGGGATTGAATGGCGGCCTTGATTTTGGCCTTGGCTTGGTCAATTGAGTAAATGATGGAGCGATACGGGATGCCCGTGTCACGGGATAGTTTCTTCATGTTACCCGTCCGAAGGTGGAGGCGCAGTAACTCCTTGTCATAGGGGAACGCCCCGTCCTTGGCCCAAGTGTCCATCTCTGCCTCGGCAATGGCCCAAAGGTCATCCATCAGCGAATCGTACTCGGACTGTGGGATAGGGGAATCGGGGTCCAGTTCTTCCAGCAAGTCGTGGTGGCGGTACTTTTGGGCAAACTGGTTGTTCTTACCCCTGTAAAGGTTCAGCAGCAAGCGGACGACATAGAACTTGAAGTACCCCTGCCCGTGGATTTGCATGATTTTGGCGGGGTCTTTCTCCAGCAGAATCAGGACGCACTCCTGTTCCAAGTCACGCCAAAGCGGGTCGCCTCCTGTAATCGTTAGGCAGGCTTTGCGGATTTCGCCCGTGCGATAGAGGTCGAGGATGATGGTGTCTGCGGATGCCATGCACAAAGATTGCAAAAAAAAGGGCCAGCGGTTATGCTGACCCTGTCCGAATCTCACGGATTTGCCGATTATCGTAGGCTCACCGACGACCTAAGTCGCACTTAATCAGAGGTGTAGGGGTGATTACTTGTTTGCAAATTCTGCCTTGTTATGTGCAAAACTTGTGTACGAAGGAATTTGAGTTGAGGGGTAGAGCGGGAATCCTGCACATGGGTGACAAGGTTGTGAATGATAGTGGCATGGTCCCGATTCAGTTCTATGGCAATGTTCTTGTAGGTGAATAGGAACTCCGAGTAGGCGATGTCTGCAATGATGCTCCTTGCGATTACCAACGGCCGAAGCCTGCTTTTGGAATAAATGTTTTCAATCGGAATCCCAAGGACTTCGCTGGTTGCCTCGGCAATGACCCGAATGATATGCAGGTTGCTTGGTCGCTTCTTGGTTGGAACTCGCAGGTCGTTTGCAAGGCAGTAGGTCCGAATGATGTCGGGTAGTTCGTTCATAAATGCCTCGCCGTACTTGGCGGCATAGCGTTCTAATTTGGTCTGCATGGCTTAAACGATTTCGGGGATAGGCATCCAATAGTTGACTTCACGGGGCCACCAAGAATAATTCTCGGAGTACCACATATCGTGCGTTGGTCTCCACCAAGCGACGATTTGCCGTCCTAAAACATCAGTAATCAGCACGGGTTCGCCATCCTTGGGCATTCGGTCTTGGGGTCTTATCCAGGGCATGCGTGATGCGGCATACTCCTCCATTGCCTTAATTAACCATTCTCGGTCAACTTGGTGGAAGTGCATCTCGTTGGCATCTTCGTGTTCTGCAAGTATTTGGTCTGCGGTTTTCATTGGTTCGGGGGTTTATGATTAGGCGTTTTTGGCTTGAAGGATTCTACCGAGCAGGGTCCAGTTCACGGTCCAAGGCTTGATGGTTTCGGAGCGGTCGGGCTTGCTGCAAGACACGCACTCCTTGCGGATGTGGATTTGCCAGCGGCGGAAATCGGTGGGGGTTGGTTTCATGGGTTAGGGGTTTAGTAGGTCAAAGATATACACAAGTTAGGAACATTCAGCCAACATCCTTTGAAAATCTTCCACACTTCGGATGACTACATACCTGTAGCCAACTGATTCCACGACCCCCTGCCACCACTTTTGCGATAGGGACTGCTTGCCCTTGGGTGTTTTAAATTCAAGAAATACCGCTCCTTTCGGGGATAGGTAGGTCATGTCGGCCACGCCAGCGGTCAGCCCGATGCCTTTGAGGAAGAACCCGTTGGAACGGGAGCGGGGGTTGTTAAGGTTGAGAAATAGCAGACCCTGCTCGTTGGGTCGCATCAAAGCGAACAACTTGACGCAGGCGGCTTGCAAATTGTATTCGTCCATCATAGGGAATTGGGTGGGTATTCGTTGGCTTTGGTAAAGGGAAGGTGGCATTGGATGTTTGCGATGCCAAGGGAACCGTTGCGGTTTTTGCGGACGATGACCTCCATGAGGTCCGCTGGTTGGTTCCTGTCGTGTTCGTAGGGGCGGTAAACAAAGCCAATCTTGTCCGCATCAAATTCCAGTTGCCCCGTTTCCCGAAGGTCCGACATGATGGGCCTATGGTCGCTCCTTCCCTCGGTTGCACGGGATAGCGATGACACCACAACCCCGAACACCTTCTGCCGTTTGCATATTGCTTTGAGGGTCTTGGATATGTTGGTCATCTGCTCAATTTTTGGCTTGGCTTTGTCAATCTTGGTCGGCTCTACGAGTTGGAGGTAGTCCAAGTAGAATCCGCAAATCCCGTACTTGGTTTTCAGTTTGGCGATTTCGCCCTCAATGCGGTCCAGGTTGGCTTGGTGTAGGTCCACGATGTAGAGCGGTTTGGACTTTAGGAGGTCCGCTTTTTGGCCCAAGTCCATGAAATCTTTGGTGCTGATTCGCTCGGTTGGGTTGAGAAAGTGTGCCCCGTCCATAGTGGCCAGGTTGGAAAGCATCCGCTGGGTCAGTTGCTCCGCTGACATTTCCAGCGTGAAAAACACCACGGGGATATCGGCCATGGCTTGATTCATGGCTATTTGCAGGGCCAAGAGCGTCTTACCCATTGCGGGCCGACCGCCCAATAGGATAAACTCGGTAGGCTTGAATCCCGTCAGCATTCGGTCCATTGGGCTGATGTAGGTGGGAAAGATTGAATCCTTGCGTCTGCCTTCCCTGACCTCGTTCATGTTCATAAGGTAGGTCTTGGCCAGTTCGTGAGCGGTGGTTTCGGTGGCGTTGGTTTCAATGGCCTGCATGGATTGGTAACGGGCGAAGGCTTTGGGGATGTCACGGTCATGGGCCAACTCGTCCATGATGCGCTGCTCTTCGCGTTGCTTCCACGCCTCGTTGAGGTCGGAGGCGTACACCTTCCAATCGGAGGTCAGCGTGTTGCCGTCCAAGATGTCCACAAATTCAGCGATGACATGGGCCTGACCGTTGTCAATGAGGTGCTTGTGAACCGCAACCAAGTCCACTGGTCGCGCGGCTCGGTGCAGTGATTCAATGGCCCGATATACGAGGACATGGTTCCCCGTGAACAGGCGTTCGGGGATTTGCAGGAGCAGGACCGCTCGGTTAGTGAACTGGTCCATGAGGCAGGACAGGAGCCTGCGTTCAGCGGTAAGATGGTAAGGGTTCATCGTCGGTTTGGTTTAGTGGGTTGAAGGTAGCGTTGCGGGGAATCACTTGGTCCTCCCAGCGTCCTTGGTTGAGGTAGGTGGATGCGTGGGGCACAAACTGGACGGGGGTTTCGGCGTAGAGGCGGGCGATGTTGTTGATGGCGGCCTGCTGGTCCTCGTCTTTGAGTTTGGCGAATGCTTTGGATGCGGACTGCTTGGAGGTCTTGCGGGGGTAGAGGGTCCAAAATTGGTCAAAAAGCACACAAGTACTTTCTCCTCTCTTCTTCTCTTCTCTTCTCTCCTCTTCTCTATTGAACACAGGTTCAACATTAGTTGAAGGTAGGTTCAACATAGGTTCAACCTTAGTTGGACTTTCTTCAACCTTTGCTGACCTCCTTTCGGCACTCCGCTTGCCTGCTTGGGACATCTTGGTCCGATGCAGGTTGGCTTCCTCCCATTGGATGTCAAGGAACTTGATGAACACCGACGGCCCGTTGGATTCTACCAATCGGGTTTGGAGTAACCGTTCAAGATGTCCGTCCGCTTCCAGTTCGGCGTGGTCGGTTGACATCTCGCATTCTGCGTTCCAATAGACGCAACACAATCGGATGAAGGCCACCTGCACATCGGCGGGTTGGCGGGATATTCGGCCCATCATCCAATCGGCTGGGCAGAACTTAAACCATGATATTTGCTTCATGAGTAAAAAAAAAAACCCTGACTGATTGCAGCAGCCAGGGCAGGGGTTAGAGAATGAACCCTTTATCGGAAGCACCATTTGGCTGCAATTTCAAATGGGCTATATTGGTAAATGTAATCTTCGGGCAAAGTTACACTAAAAAGGCATATCTCCGTCCTGTGGTTCAAATGCGTTGGCTGGACGGGATTCGTTCATCGGCTCGACTTTCCCGCTTAGGAACTTCTTGCCGCTCTGCCCTTCCTTGACCCATGCGGAGAGTCGCATCTTGGTCCCGTCGGGGAGAATGATGTCCCCACGGTAGTCGGGGCGTTTTGGATTGTCGCCCTTATCGTTGGCGAACAGGGAGAAGGTGTTGGGTTGGGGGGTGTAGTTACTCATGGGTTGGGGTTGGGGTTTAGGTAAAATTGAGAATTTAATTGTTTTAAGGTGGTCAAATGGAACCCATACAAAGCAGTCCTGGGTGTTTGCTCGGTTCTTTTTTTCGTAAAGATGCTCGTTGGCTTCGTAGTGGTTTACAAGGTCTTGCCTTCTAAAGATAAGAAAGGAATCGGATGTTTCCCAAGCGATGTATTCGGCCTTCCCGTAAAGCCAGCCGTCAAAACCCGTAACTCCTTTAATTTCCAAAAGTATCTGGTCATCGCAATAGTCATCATTTATCCTTTTATTTTTCCTTCGGCCCTTTACATCAAAGGCCCAGTCACCACAAAAACAGTCAATATGCTCGACCGTGTTTTGTTTTTGGGTTGATGGCTTGCATGGTATCCCATTCTTTTTCGCAAAAAGGAACATAAACAAATTCTCGGATTCTTTGCCATCCTCAATAGATTTAGGAAAGTCCTTCATCATTGGCTTTGGATTTTGTTAGGTTGAATTGTGTAAGTACAGTTTTCTTGAACGAGCCAATTAGAGGCCCGTAAATCGCTTAAAATTCGGTAGGTGGTACGAAGGTTCACACCAAGCACTTTGGCGAGTTCTGATGCCCTGTATGGGCGTTGTGCGAGGTACGACACGGCGTAGATGGTGGCGACCCTTCGTTGGATTTCTTTTCCTTTGGGTTTGGGCATGGTTAAGTGGTTTTAAAAGTAACAGCGATGCTTGGTTTTGTCCCTTTGGCGGGACATACGGGGACCGCTTCGCCCGTGGATTCGTCGTACACCGTTGCCTTGCCAGCATTGCGGAATGCCATCTTTAACAGTTCTTCACGGGCTTTCATGCTTGCCTGCAAGTCGCTCCACACTTGGTCGTGCTGGTAGTCGGGCGTGAGTGCCCCCTCCTTGACTTGGATTTTTGCACCGAA